CGAACTTCGGGCAGGTCCCGGTGTGCGGCCGCTGCCGGCAGCCGGTGCGGCAGGGCAGCTGAGCACGTGGCGACGATGACGCCGGCGACGGTGCATCTCAACGCGCAACTCATTCGACACGGGGTCGAAGCGACGCGCGCGATCGAGCGGTGGCTGCAGGGGCAGCCGGCGAGTGAGACACGGGCGGAAGGATTCCGCGCCGTGCGATTTTGGGAACAGGTCTGGCAGGACGCCAGCCGAAAGCTCGCGGCACAACCCCGTGAGCCGAAGGAGCAGCAATGAGCACCGGACAAGTCATCAGCGGCCGCGGCACCAGCTTCGTGCTCGACGATAGCGTCGGCGGGACCCCGACCGATATCAGCACGTTTCTGAACAGCCTCAATTTCGACAACTCGCAGGAGGAGCTCGACGGGACGAACTTCCAGCCGGGCGTCGCCGACCCGACCAAGAATTTCATTCCCGGCTTCAGTGATCGCTCGGGCGATTCCGGCGGCAACTGGTCGAGCAACGCCGAGGTCTTCTTCACCGCGGTCAACGGGCTCGTCGGCCTCAATTACGAGTACGGCCCCGACGGCACCGACCCGGGCAAACCGAAGATTTACGGCCTCTGCAACGTCTCGAGCTACAGCGGCCCGAAGTCCTCGATGGGCATGACGGTGTTCTCGGTCAAGTTTCGGATCACGACCCGCACGCTCGGCGTCTTCACGTAACCCGCAGCTCCGTGCGATGACACGGGCGCGATCGGTCCGGGGGCGTGTCGGCCCTCGGACCCGTCGCGCGTTTGGAGATCAGCATGCCCTTGAACTACGTCGAGTTTGATTTTCTCGAGAAGGTCGGCGAAGAGAAAAAGCCCCCGCGCCGGCTGCGCTATACGGTCACCACCGCGCACGCGCTCGACGAGCGCGCCGGCGTCGGCATCGGCGAGCTGATGTCGCGGCGGCAGAACGTGCACGCGATGGTGCTGATGACCTGCTACGCGCTCCAGTACAGCGACGCGTCGATGACCGAAAAACGCGCCGAGGCCCTGGTGCAACGCTTCATCGATCGGCAAGGCGACACCGGCGAGCTCTTCAAAGCGCTGGTGAAGGCGGCGAACCGGAGCGGCGTGTACGGGAAACCCGACGAGGACGACGACGAGGAGGACGCGCCGGCCCCAAACGCGACGAGCGCGGCGGCGTCACCGGAGCCGCGCCCGGGCGTCGACGACCGGGCGTAACGCCGTACGCGCATTGGTATCGGTACGCCGAGGCCATTGCGCTCGGCGAATTGGCGATGACGCCGCGGACGTTCGCGAGCTACTCGCCGCGCGAACTGCAACCGCGGATCGAGGGGTATCGCCGCGTGGATGACCGAGCGCTGTATCACGTGGCCACGCTCGCGGCCTGGGTCCTGAACGCCATCGGCAGCCGCGCGACTCAGGAGAAATTGATCGGCGACGCCGGCGCGACGGTCCTGCCGCCGCTGCCGCCGCTCCCGATCGGAAAGGACGACGACTGACCTGTGGGCACGATTGCCTCGCTCATCGTGAAGATCGGCGCGCAGGATGCGGAGCTGACGAAGTCGCTCGCGTCGATCGGGGAGCGCTCGAAGAGTGTTGACGCGGATCTGAAAAAGCTGGGCAACACGCCGCTCGCTGAAGCGGCGAAGAAATCCCTCGACACCTTGAACGCCACGATGAAAGGGATCACGGACGCCACGCAGCGGCTGGCGGATCGGTCCGTTGCCGCCTCGCAAGGGCTCACCGTGTTCGGCGCCAATCTGGGAGCGGTCGGCGGGGTGGCCAAACTGACCTCGCGAGATCTCGACGCGATGGCGCGCACGGTGACGCAAGGGCTCGATGCGTTCCGGGCGTTGGGACAGCAGGCGCCGGCGGACCTGCAGAAGGTCGCGGACGCGATCAAGGCGCAGCAGGCGGCCCTGAAGGCCGCCCCGAGCGGTGCCGCTGGTAGCGGGCTCTTCGATAGCGCGTTCGCGAAACTGACCGCCGCGTTCTCCGCCTCATCGCTGATCGACAAGACGATCGGGGCCGTCACCGATCTGGGGCGGCAAGCGTTCGCGACGGCCGGCGCCCTCGTGGACATGTCGAACAAAACCGGGCTCTCCACCGACACGTTGCAGCGGATGGACTACGTCGCGAAGCAAAGCGGCAGCGACGTGTCCGCGTTTGCCGAGGCGGCGTTCAAGATGGGTGTCACGATCCAGGAGGGCTCTGGGAAAGCGCGGCAAGCTGCCGAGGATCTCGGGCTCTCCTGGCAGCAATTGCGATCGGCGTCGCCGGACGACCAATACAACATGGTCGTGAAGGCGCTCGAGGCGATGGAGAACCCTCAGCGGCGCAACACGGATGCCGTCGGCCTGTTCGGCAAAACCGCCAAAGACATCCTGGCGGCCATCGTCGACGGGTATAGCAAAGTCGCGGCAGGGGCGACCGTCGCGGGCGACGCGCAACTGAAGGCGATCGATGCCCTCGGCGATGCGTGGGACCGGTGGAAGTCGCGACAAAGCACCGCCTTTGCCCAGGCGATGGGCTCGGTCATCCTGCTGCATCAGGCGGTCAACACGCTCACGCAGGACGAGCGGGACTACATCCTGCAGACCCAACTGTCGACGAAATCGATCGAGGAATTTGACGCCGCACTGATCAAGGCCGCGGGACATAAGCAGCAATTCGGCAACATCGGCGGGCTCGGCGGGAACGATATTGCACTGCCGAACGAAACCGCGCCGCCGGTGCCTGAGTCCTTTGTCGCGAAGCTGAAGGCGGCGGAGGCCGGGTTCCGCGCCTTGACGGCCGCGAAGAAGGCGGACCTGGTGGCCGCGTTCACGATCGGCGCCAGCAACGACGACATCATCAACCAACTCGGAGTCACGGAAGGCGTGCTCGGCGTCGCCAAGAAGGCGTTCGAGGCCAACAAGTCCGCGATCGAGAAGGCGGCCGAAGCCGAGAAGAAATGGGTCGCCGCGGGGGCCGAGATTGCCTCCGTGGGGTCGGGCCAGTTCCAGGTCCTCAACCGTCTGGGCGACGAGTGGGCCGACTATCTCGCGGGCCTGGTCAAAGCCGGCGCCACCGAAGCGAACGTCGCCCTCCGCTTTCATTTGACCGACGCCGAAATGCGCGGGGTGATCGAGCGGACGAAGAACCTCACGACCATCAGCGGCCTCAATAACCAAACGCAGATCGCGACCGGCGAGATCCTCTCGAAGCTCGGGAAGGAAGCGACCGACACCGACGCGAAGCTGATCGGCCTGGCCCTCACGCTCGACCATATGGCCGCGATCGAGCGCGGCCTGCCGCTGACGGAGCTCGGCGCCCTGCCGACCGGATTTAAAGAAGATTTCCAGGGCAAGCTCACGGACGCCGAGCGCGCCGCCAAACGGGTCGACGCCGCGTTCAAGGGCATGACCGACACGCTGCGCAGCCTCGGCGAGGCGGCCGGGGGCACGTTCGGCATCATCCTCTCGGGGCTCGGGTCCGAGATCGATCTGCTTCACAAGGCGATCGAGGCCGCCGGCGTCCTCAAAACCAAGGGCGCCGCCGCCACGCAGGACGACATCGACCTGGCGAAGCTCACGAAGAACTCGGCGATCTACACCGGCCTCGCCATCGGCTTCGGCGCGGCCGCGTCAGCGATCCCCACCGGCGGCCGCGCCAGCCGCGGGCAGATCATCGCGCACGACGCGTTCTATGGCGCCTCCGCGGGCGCGACGGCCGGCGCCGCGATCGGCGCGCACAGCGGCAACCCCTGGCTCGTGGTGGGCGGCGCGGCCGCCGGCGCCGTCGTCGGCCTGGTCCGCAGCGGGCAGGAGTGGCGCCAGATCTCCCACGACATCGCGCGCGACTTTCAAAACCTCCAGGTCAGCGATGACTTCGCGCATTTGATCGCCGACCTCGAGGACACGACCGGCCTCCGCAGCGCGCAGGTCCTCACGACGCAGCTCGACAAATTGATCGAACAGGCCGGCGGCCTCCGCGCGGACAACGTCGATCTGTTCTTCCGCGCCCTGCACGACGGCTTCTCGATGGTGCAACGCAACGAGCTGTCGACAATCCAGATGACGCAGGTCCTCGACAAGAACTTCGGCACCTTCGTCGAGCAGGGCACGAACCGGCTCGGGCTGCTGAGCGAGGCGCTGCTCGAGATCATCCAACTCGACGCCCGCTTCAACACGCAGTCGGGCGCGATCTTCGATTACAAGGCCGCGCAAATCACGGACGTCGTCCTCCCGAACCTGACCGACCTGCTGACGCCGGCCAAAAAGGGCGGCACCGGATTTGTGGCCGACAGCAAAGCGTCGGCCGACGCGCTCGCCGGATCGCTCGGCGCGGCGTTCGTCGAAATGATGCGCGAGGGCGTGCCGCTCCTGACGATCTTCCAAAAGCTGACGCCGCTCGTGACGACGCTCGAGAAGCAACTCAAAACGCTCGGGCTGACCGGCGGCGCCGCCTTCGGGCAGATCGCCGCGCTCTCCGACCTCGCGAAAGATAGAATCGCGGGCCCGCTGCTGACCGCGGCGCAGAACTTCCAGGGCGTCCTCGTCGGCCTCGAGAACACGCACGCGCTGACCCAGGATCTGTTTGGGTCGATCAGCCTCTCCGTCACGGAAATTTTCGACAAGCTGGTCGGGAAGGGGAAAGACGCCGGCCAGGTCATGCTGTTGATGCGGCCCGCGCTGCAAACGATCTTCGAGCTCCAGGAGCGGGGCTTTAAGGTCGACGAAAAAACGCAGGCGCTGCTCGACCGCGCCGAAAAGCAGGGCGTGATCGGCGACCAGTTCAAGAGCGTCGGCGAGCGGACGATCGATCGGATCGAAGAGAGCAACAAGTACCTGGCCGCGATCGCCGGCGCGTTCGGCTACCAGCTGCCGCCGCAAGTCCCGAAACCCGGCCGCGGCGATCCGTCGCCGACGCGGCCCGGCGGCCCGGGCGACGTGCAACAACCGGGCGGGCCGCTCGACCGGCTTGACGGCGGCTGGACCGGCGGCATGATTACCGCCTTCGGGATCCAGCACTTCAAAAAGGGCGGCCGCGTGCTGCCCTTCGCCCACAGCAGCGACACTGTCCACATCATGGCGACCCCGGGCGAAATGTTGATCACCGAAGCGCAGCAGCGATCGATCGGCGACGCCATGCTGGCCGCGCGCGCGACCGGCGGCGAGACCCACGTCCATCTCCACGTCGGCACCAAAGAAGTGGCGCACGTCGTCCTCGACGAAATCCAGGCGGGCGGCGCCGTGCGATCGAAGTTCAACGCCGCGGTGCGGAAGGCAAGCTGATGGCCGACGTCCCGGCAATCTACGCGCGCGGCACCGACGAGATCGGGCACCTGGCCACCGTCACGCTGAGCGGCGCGACGGCGAACAGCCGGTACCCGGTCACCAACGTGCAGCTCCGGAAACCGTCTACCGTGTTTCTGACGAGCACGACGGGCACCGTCGTCGATGTGCTGTACGACCACGGCGCGGCCGTCGACGCGCAGCTGTTCTCGCTCTCGCATCACAACATCCCGGCCGGTACCAACGTCCGCATTCAACGCAACGCGACGAACGCCTGGGCCACGCCGACGATGGACGGCGCCGTCGTGATCGCTACCTATCCGCAAGCCGGCCTTCCGTACCCGGTCGGCGTCGACCTGACGGCTGTCGTCGGGTACAACGGCGCGACCGGCCTGCGGTGGACGCGGCTGCACATCCCGATTCTTTCGCAGAAGGTCGGCCTCGGCGCCGCGAGCCTCTGGGCCGCGAAACGCACGGACCTGACCAACGTCCGGTATCCCGTCAAGGACCAGGAGCGGCAGCCCGAGAGCCGCTGGCCGACCGCGTACGGCGCGCAGATTCGGTACCCGCTCGGGATTCGCCTGCGCGCGCAACCGTTCGTCTTCCGGCACCGCGACGCCGGCTATGACGCGTTCCTCACGTTGTTTCGCGCGGGCGGCCCCTT